CCAAGAAACTTCTTGCACCTAATGGTGTTCCTGGTGGTTCAATCGTTTATAACAATGAATCCAGAAGACTTAATGTTAGCACAGGTGGCACAGTATTCTGTGGTGTTGCAACATTAACACAAAACCAATCCGGATATGATTCACTTGCAATCCCCACATTCAATAGCACCAAGAGAAACTTAATGAGTGGTTATGGCAACCTTCCCAAAGGTGCAATCATGTATAACACAACCACAAACAAACTTAACTTCTGGAATGGTTCTGCATGGGAGGCAGTAACAAGTTCAACATAATAGCTTGACAGAATCATGAAAACCTTATAGACTACCTTTGTCCGGGTTGAAGAGGAAGCTTTAAGACACTATAGAAACCGGTTGCAAAACTGTCACACCACCTCCTAATCGGGGTGGTTTTCTGCTATAATATGTTCATACAGGACAGGAGAGCACTTGGTCACCCTTCGCCCACACCAGAAGAAAGCACTGAATGAGATGCTGGCATATGACAAGGGTCAGGTCATCATCCCTACTGGTGGTGGTAAGACCATGTGTATGATACATGATATTATTGAGAATCAAAAGTATATTGATAATGGTTCTACTATTGTTGTTGTAGCACCTCGCATTCTTTTGGCAGAACAACTCTGCAAAGAGTTTCTTGAGGTAATTGATACTACTCACACTCATGTGATGCAGGTTCATAGTGGTGATGTTGAGTTCTTCAGTAGCACCAAACCAGAGCAGATTCACTTGTTTGCTAATACTGCACGGACTGCTGGTGAGAATGTCATCATCTTCACCACATATCACTCACTACATCGTCTTGTAGAGGCAGACATTGAAGTGAATACAATTTACTTTGATGAAGCACATAACTCTGTTCAACGTAATTTCTTTCCTGCAACTGAGTTCTTCAGTAATGATTCTGATCGTTGCTATTTCTTCACTGCGACTCCTAAGCATTCGTTGTCTATATTCAAACCAGGAATGAATGATCCTGAGGTTTATGGTCAGGTCATCTGTAACATTCCTGCACCTCAACTTGTCAAAGAAGGTTATATCCTTCCTCCTAAGGTTGTGATTCAACAATTGCCTCAGGGTGATTTCAAGCAATCTGATGAGAAGAATCTGCTTGATACTATTGATGCAAATTCACTCAATAAGATTCTGATTGCCGCACGTTCTACCAAGCAGATTCTGCGTATGGTAACTCAATCTGATTTCTGTCAGCAATTATATGAACGTGGATACAACTGGATGTATATTACATCTAAGACCGGTGCAATCATCAATGGTAAGAAGGTTTCCCGTGAGGAATTCTTCAAGACTTTGAATGCCTGGGGTCAGGATAGCACTCGTTTTGTTGTCATGCACCACTCTATCCTGTCTGAGGGTATTAATGTCAAGGGACTGGAGGCAGTTCTATTCATGCGGAACATGAACTACATCGGAATCAGTCAGTCTATCGGTCGTGTGATCCGTCTGGGTGGTGCCGAGAAGACCTTTGGACTGGTCTGTGTGCCAGTCTTTGATAAGGTGGGAATCAGCACTGCCAAGAGCGTCCAGGCAGTTGTGGATGTGGTGTTTGAGCAGGGCGAACCTGCCATCTCGGTGGTCCGGAGTTAGAACTGTCACACCAGTGATTGACAACCACTTTAAAAGTTGTTATTATACTTTTGTTGACTTACTCAACTTACTATGACAACTACACAAACTCAATCCAACAGTTTAAAAATTCTACCATTCAATCCTAAGAGTGACATTTATGACACCTTTAAGGTAGATATTACTCCTGAAATGGCACGACATATTCTTGATTATTTTAACAAGGATAATAGAAAAATTTCTAAATCACAAGTTAATAAAATCTTTCGTAGTATTGAAAATGATAATTGGTTGTTAGATGGGCAACCCATGACGTTTAATACTGATGGAAATCTTACCGAATTTCAACATCGTCTTGCTGCTATCGCAAAATGTACTCCAGATCGCACATTCACAGTAATTGTCGTCGTTGGTGTTCAACCTGAATGTTTCAGTAAGACTGCAACAAATAAGAAACGTAATCCAATTGATGAAATTCAACGAAAGTATAGTAAAGCACATAAAGATGAAGTTTCCATCCTTGGTGACATTTTGAAGAGACAACGTAAATGGCGTCTTTCTATGCAAAATGCTATTTCCAGTTATGAGAATTGGTTTAAGAATATTTCAAATTCTCTTAAAGTCAGTGGAGATTATGAAAATTTGATGGATAAGTTTTCTCTCCAACGTAAAACTGTCCGTGCATATGTTGCTCTTTGCGAGCGTTATGGTTATCTGGAAGAGTGTAAAACTTTTTTGGAACTTCTTGATAATGAACTTGATGAAGATGCAGATAGCCCAATCTCCACTCTTTCCACTCAGTTTCTAAATTTTTGGAACTCTACGGCGGTAGATTTGAGTAATGAGAAAAGAATGGACGTTCTTTATTCTATGCTCTGTGTAGCAACTGATCGTATCATTATGCGTGATGATGGTATGATTGAACTGAATGTGGTATCGTCTGATCTTGAACATGTTGAGATTGAAAGACAAGGAGTTTATCGTAAGTTTCTTGCTTAATCCAATTTAAAAACTGTCACAGGGGGAGGTCAACCCCCTTTTTTAATGCTATAATACAAAGGTAATCAAGGGAACCTCCCATGAAGTGCAAAGTTCAACTCTATGTGTCTGGCACCGTCTTTGATGAGATTGTCATCGCACGGAACTATGAAGAAGCAAGAAGAACTGCACTTGCACGTAATCCCACAGCAACAGTTGTAAGTGTCACTGCCGTCTTCTAATGAGTGAATCAAAAGATTACCAAAAGTTCTACAATTGTCCCAATAAAGACATTTTAGAAAACAAACCTGGATATCCGAATGGTTATGTAACCAAGGATGGTATGTGGGCAGCTGTGCCACTTGCAAAATCAAAGAAGTTTGTGATTATCAACAACGGATCAATCGTTCACACTTCAAAAAATTATCCATCTGCTGTTTCATACATAGAAAAAAATCTGAAGAAAAAACGATGAAGGATCAAAACAGCATTGAAGATTGCGAAAGCAAACAGGAAAAATGGAATCGCGGACTTGATATCTTTATTGAATCCGTAATTAAACCTGATGCATCTCTCCGTGATTGTGCTCGCAATCAAAAATGTTATCATGAACTGATGGATGTTCGCAATGATGTTTTAGATTATCTTAAAACAAAGAGATGGCAATAATATAACTAATAAAGAACTATAGTTAAAGTCATGGATCCGGAAGAAATTACTTTAAAAACTACAAGTAGGCAATTTACCTATGAAAAGATGTCTCGCAATCTTGATGATTTAACTCCTGATGAACTAAGAGATATGTGTAAATGTTATATGAAACTTTACCTTAAACAACAAGAAGTTCTCGCGACTATATGACAGTAAGCACATCATCCTAGGCATAAATTTTTATTTCAAAAACTTGCAAATGTCAGGAATTCGTGATAAATATTAGGGAGAACACAGGAGGAACAATGATCTGAAAAATCTTATATTATGTCTTTTGTTTATCTAATACATGGAGGTTCATCATGCACAATCTAATATCGTTTAATCAATTAGCAGGTTTTAAACTGGAGGAAAAGAACTCAGAAATTTCTGATAATTTAATCAACGAGTATTACGAATGTCTGGTAGAATGTGACAATAATCAGTCAATCTGTAAAAGAATCTGTCGGGAGGTTCTAGTTTAAGTTTGCATACAGTCAGTTGGAGGTAAAAAATGTTAGTTTATCTGCATCCGCCTTGATTATTCAGAAAATTTAATCCAATTAACCCTCGCAAGAGGGTTTTTTGATGCAACGTTGTTAAATACTTAAAACATCCAAATAAAACTTAAAGTGGATTTATCCGACAAAAAAGCAACCAAAAAAATTATCAAAAGATCTAAAAAACATCCTGACTGGTATTCCCAAGAAGAGGTTACGTATGCTAAAATGATTAGAAAGCAATTGAAGAAAAATGGAAGACAGTCTGAAAGTAAACTTGAATGAAGATGGTACATTCACTATAGAATGGGATAAGGATGACCCCAAATGGAATTTTTTGAATGACTTGACAAGTAAAGAAATTAGCACTATGATAGAGACACTAGTCAAAGAGAATCTAGATGAAACCATTTGATGAGCACGAAGATTACTCGCTGAATATGCTATCCGATTGGGTGAAGGAATCATTAGAGTCTCCACATACTCCACAACAAGTGTATGAAACAATTGTAAGAACTGTCAGGGAGAAAAGAGACTATCACGAAACATGCTATAACCATAGCAAGAAACTTTTAGAGCTCTTAAAAGGTGAATCAACACCCGTATTAAAGCAAGAAACCATTACCTTTTCAGGACAAGATGGATCTTCAGAATCTGTAAAACAATGGGAAAATTTTTGGGAAGAATTGTATGAGGAAAACCATTCAACATCCAATTCTTCTTTAAAACAAGAGGTGGATAAAATTGGTAAAGAAGGTGGATTCGAATGGACACCAGGAACCTAGCACAATATTTGTAAATCAATTACAAAGAAAACCTTAAATTACTAACTAATTTTGTGCGGAAACGCTAAAATATCACAGTAAAAGCAAGACACCTATGACTCTTCCCCAAAATGGCAAGAAATTGACAGAAACAGAGGAGAAAAGCATGAAAATTGCTTTAAAAGAGGCAGACATTCGTGCAATTCATCCCGAAAGGATGGAAGCACTTGCAGATTCTATGGTTCAAAGACTTAAAAACAGTGCAAATGTAGCACTCTGAACCACTAATTAAAATAAATAAGTAAAACAAATAACAAAACTTCACATGGACAGCATCGAGCAGCATATTGAGGTGGATAAAGAGATCCTTGACAATCCTCTAACTTCTCCTAACCAACGTCGTCACATTGAAGGTGAGCTACATGAATTGGAAGATTATGTAGAGCATCATCAGAAAGAAATTGAAGCAGGTGATCATCATGA